TCTTCTTGACGCATCCAATCAGGGGCGGGAAACGGAAGAGTACCCTGAGGAATCGGAAAGTAATTAATTACCTTTTTGATAGTATATAACCCATAGTGTCCGGGGAAGTGGATGATGTTATGGATCCTGTTGAAGAAGGCTTCAGCCTTGCGGGGGTCGCTCAACTGGGTTTTGTACCACTCATCGGGAGGCACGTTGCTGGTAATCACTATATGACGAGCCAGGAATTTCCGATAACCGCCTTTGGTTTGGACCTCCATGGGATAGCGATCCCACAGTCGCAGGATGTTTGAATATCGCCACTGTCCGTAGAAGTCGTCCATCACAAGAGTTTGATGAAAGTCGGGACGATAGTCCCCAACGAAATCCGTCTGCCCGCGGCCGGAAGGGGGCAACAAATAAGGGGTCGGAAAAGCGTCGTAAGCGTATCGAGTCTTCCCACAGCGGCTCTTTCCCCAGAGGACAGTAACCACGGGTTCAAAGTCTCTATCTGGCAAATAAAATGTTGCTATCTTTTCCATACCAGAATGCATATGTGCATACACTTCAGGAAATCGTTCAATAGCATGAGAAAGTCCCTTAGCCTTGATAACACGCACAACTTCAGATATTTTCTGCTGAGCAGTACCCATTGAAAGATGACCATACTCGACATAATTATCGAAACGTTCAAGACCTTCACAATGCTGACAATCACAATCAGGAACAGGCTTCTTACAATAATGCGCAGCTTCTGAAGGAGTACCTCTTCTTTTGGACCAATGTCCATGATTACTGTAAGGTTCTTCTGCATCTTCATCTTCTTCAGGAAAATACGCCTGCATATGCTTAATAATAGCTGTAAGACGTTGCTTCCTTTCAAGCTGTACAAAGCCTTGAAGATGGGGAGTACCTTCTTCCCCAATTTCAACTTGGAAGACCAAATAAGAATAATCTATCTCAAGTAGAGCATCTTGATGAAAATCTTGTGGATTATTTATAGTAAAACACCAATCCTTAGCAGGACTTGGTTGCATGTCACTTTTTTTGTAGTTCCAAAAAATAGTTCCAGACGCCCGGTAATAATAACGGGCGTCTCGGAACTTTGGGTAATGTAACACGCCTTAGCGCGCGGATAGCCGCACATACAGCCTTATTCTCAAGTCTATCGACAGACGCATTTTAACAAAAATGCCGCCCGGCACTTTTGTCAATTCTGCCCAAGGTACAGGGTAGTACAAGACAACCCTGTGACAACTTGGATGCAGGGTAGTGAGTCACTACCTTAGAACTGGTAGATTTAAAACCACCGCCGGTACTTTTGAATTTCTACCAATGTGGATAGTTGAACCCATCATTATCTCCCTAGCTTTCGTAGTGATAATCACTAGATTGATACTCTATAGAAAGAGGAATAGACGTCACAAACATGTTTAACAATCTTCAAAGAAGAGACGGCACCACACCCCCGCAGTATCAGCAGAGGAATTGTCATCATAAACGATACCAACGTAAATCTGATTAGTTATTGCAGACTCATTTGTGCCATCATAATGAACAGGAACATCAACATCAACATAGTGACTGAACCATTCAAGTGTATCCGCCTGAATAAAATCCACGAGAACTGTAAAACGGCTATTCCAATCAGGGATTGGATAAGTGAACAAAGCATTCGAAAAATAGGCGAAGTACGTAGCCGCAGTAAGAGCACCACCAGCAGATTGATGATCAACAAAAATCATAACTCGAATATTTTGAGGAGCAGTAGCAACGTTGTTAGAATAACCAAGACCACGGAAAACGATACGCTTCACTCTAACAACATCACCAATGCGTTGATCAATGCCATAACCTTGAGCTATAAAACTAGGTCTACAGAACACCCAGTTCAAACCGCCAGCGTTTTGAAGAGTACCATAAAAATCAATGTATTTTGATGTAAACTGATAGTCCTCCGTAAGAGCCAAAGGCGTAGTAGATACAATCTCTCTGTTTCGAAGCATCGAAAAATGAAAAAAGAAAGGCCCAGCGGGACGGTACGCTTCGCTCGTCCCTCCCAGTCGGCCCATCGCTACAGTCGTCCCGCATACGCGGGACTCCTTCCGCTCAGGGTAGGGCCGACTGGGAGTGCCTCCGCTCGCAGGCTCAACCTGCTCACTAAACGGCACTCCCTAAAGAATGCAGAGCGCTAAAAGACAAAAAACAGTTCCACTGAACACCATCTTCCAAAGGGCAGATACTTATGATATTATGTACTGTCAGCAGCTAGGCTGCACTGACTGGTTTGTACGACATAGACAGCCTACCGGCTACAGGAAAACCTATCCCGAATTATGCATTACATGCTGTAGACGAGTCGAGAGGAAAACAGGAGGTTTAATAAACTAGTTAACTAGTTATCCGTGTACACTGCTCTGCAGGTGTAGGAGAGGGAAACCACGCCAGAGGCACTGCTCTTCTGAGCGATAATGTGGAAAGAATTGTCCACAATATCCCCGACATCTCCATCCCCAACTCCACCATTGCTGGAGTTGAAATGAACAGGAATAGGCTTGCGGAACACAATGTTCCACTTGAAGGGAATATCAGTCTGAGGAATGTTGCTGTTGGTATCAGTACCATCAGTAGCAGAGTAAGCTCCCTTGAAGGAATAAGTCTTATCCTTCCAGACCTTAAAACGGCCAAAATTGGCCAAGCTTTGATGACTCGCAAAGGCGAGAGGAGCAGTAGCTGTGGCAGGAGCTGCCATCACCTCTTCACCCTGTGCTTGAGCACCATTAGTTTGTTGGTCTTGATAAAGAATCAAACGAACATTAGGCCATGAAGCGACATCAGCCTGGTCAGCATTTGCAGTGGCAGTAAGTACTCCACGAATACGAAGTTTGTTGATGTAAATCTTACGACCAATTCGATTGTTAATCTGTGCACCCTGAACAGGAACCACAAGGGTATTCAGGGTAGCAGGGTCTTGCTCAGTAGCAGTCCAATCTGTAGAGGCAGCGACAGCGGAAGCACTCTTCAAAGAATCATAGTACTTCTTCTCAGTTGCAGTCTGTGCACCAGCACTTCTACCAACAGCTCGCATAGGAAACTTTCGCACTCCAGTAGGTGTCATGCCCCGGTAATAACCAGGTGCATATTTAGGGCCCCCCATATAGCCTCCTCCGTAGGCTTTTTTCATAGAAGCTTTCGTAGAAAGACCAGTAGGTTTTGCAGTGTAATATACCCCACTCTTAGTGTACGGCATTTGAAGAAACAAAAAAGTGACTTTAATCTGAGCCCTGGCGGTCTCGGTTCAACCACTCTCTTCTTCTTTCAGAAAAACCTCCAGAAAGAAGAGAAACAGGTTCATCGAATGGATTCTCCTCAAAAGAGCCCTCAAGCGAAGCAGCAGAATGAAGCTCCTCAGATCCCTCATGGTAGCGGTGAGTTCTTTGCGGCATTAATCGATCAACAACATCTTCTTGACGCATCCAATCAGGGGCGGGAAACGGAAGAGTACCCTGAGGAATCGGAAAGTAATTAATTACCTTTTTGATAGTATATAACCCATAGTGTCCGGGGAAGTGGATGATGTTAT